CTGATATATATGGTAAACGAGCAGCTAAAAATATGACTGTTAATATTTCAATCGGGTTTACTTGGACTAGAGGAGGTGCATTTCTTCTTCATAATGCTTTGCATGGTGAGCGAATGGATAAATATGAACGTGTTTCATTTCCTGGAGATTCTAAAGATAATGTTTGTTGTACTTATAAGTTTGTTTCTTCCGGTGATATGTTAGTTGCTTCTGGTGATATTAAGTCTTTGGATACATCTATTACTGCTATTCCCCTTGTTCTTTATTTAATGTTTGCTCAGATTTGGGTTCAGCGTAATGATGAAGATCCTCATTACCGTACTTTTCAATATATTCTTGAGTCTTGTGCAGAGCAGCTTGCTGGAAAAACTGTTCGTTGGCTAAAAGATTTCGTTTTGTTGATTGGAGTTATGCCTAGTGGTTCTTTAGAGACTTCTCATGGAGATAGTTGGATAGTTGGCATTGTTTATTGGCTTTCTTATGTCTTTAATGTTATGGCTAAGGTACAACCTAAAATTCGTAAAGTTATTTGGACTTATCTAAGTCGTAGGTTGATTGCTTTAGCTGTTTATGGAGATGATTTTCTTAAAATTTATCCTAAAAATCTCCGTAATTTTATTAATATTGAAGGATTTGTCCAATATTTGTGGGTCTGTCATGGAATAAGAATGAAGAATTCTGAAGAATTTACTTGTATGTTGACGTACTTGACAGTTCGTAATAATGAAGTTTTGAATTATGTTCATACTGGTCCAACTTATCTTAAACGTCATTTTATTGATTCCTCTAATTTTAACCTTGAACTTTACCAACCAAAAATTTCTAAGATAGTCTCATGGCGTCCTTTACCACAATATTTTTGGAGAGCTGGTGTTCCTAGGGATCGTAATGCTCCAATTTATATCAATCTTGCTCGTTTGATTGGTTTGGCATATGATACGTTAGGCATTGATCCTGTTGCTTATAATTATATTAGACTCATTTATAAATGGTCTTTTGAACAAAGTGCAAAGATTGTTGGTCCTGATTATCTTCTTCGTAATATTCCAGTGTGGCTTCAAGAAGATGTTAAGTATTTACGGAAGATTAATTTTCAAATAACTCATTCTAATTTTCCGACAAGAGAAGAATTATTGAGTTTGAATATTCTTGATCGTGCCTATCATTTGCCTAAAAATGTTGGAACTTGGCAAGATCATTTGACGGATGAGACTTGGTGGTAGTCTCATGGTGTCTAGTGGCGTGGATTAGACCTG